GTTATAAGAAATTTAAGAAATGAATCTAAGTAAAAGTTTTACATTAAATGAATTAACAAAGTCTCAAGAAGCTACGAGACTAGGGATAGATAACACCCCAAATGAAGAACATATTTTAAACTTAAAGTTGTTATGTGAAAATATACTTCAACCTATTAGAGATTATTATGGTATGCCATTATCGGTTAGTTCTGGGTACAGATCTTCCACATTATGCGAAGCAATAGGTTCATCAAGCAAAAGCCAACATACGAAAGGCCAAGCTGCAGATTTTGAGATCTTTGGTGTTGCGAATAAAGATTTAGCAGATTTTATAGTTAAAAACTTAGATTATGATCAATGTATACTTGAGTTTTGGAATGAAAATGAGCCTAATTCAGGTTGGGTACATTGTAGTTATAATAGTTTAGGGAACAGAGGACAGTTCTTGAAAGCTGAGAAAGTTAATGGTAAAGTTATCTATTCAACAATGAATTAATATGCCAATAGGAAGAGCACAAATAGCTAAAGAAGTAGAAGGAAAGCTCAGAGGAGCTAAACCATCAAGAGCTATGTTAAAATCAAAAAGAAAGAAGAAAAAATAATGGGCGATATATCTTTAAGGGGACGTGGAAGAGCACTTATGAAAAAAGGAGGCATGGCTAAAGACATGTCTAAGAAACATGAAGAAATGGAATCTAAAGCAGAAGAAGCTAGAGAATATGAATTAGAAGATAAAGGTTACAAAGAAACCGAAGAAGGAAAAATGGTAAAAAAAGCAAAAGGTGGTCAAGCTAAAGTTTCTAAAGTTATGAGAGAATTTGGAAAAGGAAAATTACATTCTGGAAAAAAAGGACCTGTTGTAAAATCTAGAAAACAAGCAATAGCAATAGCTCTTTCAGAAGCTGGAATGTCTAAAAAGAAAAAATAATGGCTAAACTTTGCCCAAGAGGAAAAGCTGCTGCAAAAGCAAAATTTAAAGTGTACCCGAGCGCGTACGCGAACATGTATGCGAGTGCAGTGTGTTCTGGAAAAATTGTACCGGGTGGTAAGAAGAAAAAAATGATGAAGGGTGGAAACGTTTCACAAGAAAGAAAGAAAGTTTCAAATTACGAACAAGGTGGTGTCGCAAAAGGTTGCGGAGCCGTGATGGAAGATCGAAGAAAAGTAACTAAGAAAAATTAATATGGGTTTACGTAAATGGGTACAAGAAAATTGGGTAGATATTGCAAATCGTAAATCTGATGGATCTTATCCTAAATGTGGCAGAAGTGGTGGAGAGAAGAGAAAAAATTATCCAAAATGTGTACCTATTGCAAAAGCTAGAGCCATGAGCCGAGGTCAAAAAGCTAGTGCTGTAAAGCGAAAACAACAAGCAGGTAACACCGGACCACGGCCAAGCAATGTCAAGACAATCCTTAAAAAATCCAGTCGCTAAAAAGCTCGGTTCTAGACTATTTTACCCCAGAGTGGTAAAATCTAAAAAATTATACAATCGTAAAGTAAGAGATAAAAATGCCTGATAAAAAAACAAATCAAGAAAAGTCAGCGATGGATGTTATTAAGGAAAATACCACAAAAGACGCTGCTAAGATATTCACTGATGAAAAGATTAAGAACAGGAATGAAAAGAATTTTAAAAAAACAGGGCAATATTTCTTTAAACTAAGAGGTGGTGGTATTGCGATTAAAGGAACAAAATTTAGAGGGGTATTTTAATGGCTACATCAGGGACAACTAGTTTCAATCTATCCATAGAAGAAATGATCGAAGAGGCTTATCAACGATGTGGTCTTGCTGTTAATTCTGGTTATGATTTAAAAAGAGCAAGAGTTCTTTGTAATTTAATATTTTCAGAATGGGGCAATAGAGGAGTTCATCTTTGGAAAGTTGAATTAAAAGTGCAAGCTTTGAGTACTGGAGTTGCTACTTACAGTGTTGCTTCTTCAGTTAGTGATGTTTTAGAAGCTTATATTTCATCAACTTCAGGAACAACAACGAGTACTCAAGATGTGTCTTTGTCAAAGATAGATAGATCAACTTATGCATCGTTGCCTAATAAAGGTCAATCTGGAACGCCTTCTCAATATTATGTAGATAGACAATTAACGCCTACAATTACCTTATATCAAGCACCTGATTTAAATACTTATACACATTTGAAATATTACGCTCTTGAAAGAATAGAAGATGCCGGAACTTATACTAATAATCCTGATATACCTTTTAGATTTTTACCATGTTTAGTATCTGGTCTTGCTTTTTATATATCACAATCAAAAGCACCACAAAGAACCGAACAATTAAAAATGTATTACGAGGATGAATTACAGAGAGCCTTAGTCGAGGATTCTCAAAGCGCTTCTGTATTTATTTCTCCTGCAAACTATTATCCATCGGGGTCATTCTAATGGGTAGATTCGCATCAGGTAGAAGATCAATGATGAAATCTGACCGATCAGGTCAGTCTTTTCCATATCAAGAAATGATTAGAGAATGGCAAGGATCAATGGTGCATATTTCAGAATATGAACCTAAACATCCACAATTAGATCCAAAAGTTTACGGAGCTGATCCTGAAGCATTATTAAATAGTAGAAACCAAGATTTTCAAACACCTAAATTGGGAAGAGGCGCAGAACCTACAACAGTTGTGCCACCGAACACTGGTTTATTCGCAGATTCTGGTGGAGCTGGAATGGCCACAGCATTATTAGATTTACCAGGTGATTTTGCATTTTTAACAAGAGGAATGATTCCATTAAACCCTGATCAACAAGCTAATGGCAGAATAGCTTTAATAGCCGTTGGTTCAATAACTGTGAGTATAACATAATGTCTATAACTTACGCAAATTTTGTAACTCAAGTAAGAGATTATACTGAAGTAGATAGTAATGTTTTAACAGCAACTATTATTGATGGATTTATCAGAAATACTGAATTAGACGTTGCTGGAAAAGTTGATTACGATGATTTAAGAAAATATGCCGATTCAGCATTTATTGCAAATAATAAATATTTATTGATTCCTTCAGATTTATTAGTTCCTAGAGCTTTGTTCGTAGCTACGACTGGAACATTAGCATCTGGTACAGTTGAATATATGGAAAAAAGAGATCAAACTTTTATGAGAGAGTTTAATTCATCAAATGCTAAAGGAGTACCTAAATTTTACGGTAATTGGGATGATTTTACTTTAATTGTAGCTCCAACGCCCGATCAAGCTTATCCTGTGCAATTAGAATATATAAAAGAACCACCTAATTTTAATGCAACAACTAGTACGTATTTGTCAACCTATGCAGAAAATCTATTATTATACGGTGTATTATCAGAGGCGTTTTCTTTTTTAAAAGGACCTATGGATATGTACAATTTATACAAAGGGAAGTATGATATAGAAGTTCAAAACTTTGCTCTTCAACAAATGGGTAGAAGACGAAGAGGTGAATACGACGATGGAGTGCCGAGAATAAAAATTGATTCTCCATCACCATAATTTAAGGAGAAAACATGGCTATAACAACAAACGCAATTGCTAATTCGTTCAAAGGACAAATCCTAAGAGCAATACACAATTTCACAGCATCGACTGGTAATACATTCAAACTTGCAATGTATCAAACAGATGCAACATTAGGTGCATCAACAACATCTTATACATCTTCACAAGAAGTATCATCTTCAGGATATACTGCTGGTGGAAAAGCATTGGTTAATTCTGGTGTTAAAGTATCAGGTGCTGTAGCAATTACAAATTTTGCAAACGTATCTTGGACAGGAGTTACTTTAACTGCTCAAGGTGCATTAATTTATAACGACACAGCTTCAGGTGATCCTGCAGTATGTGTATTAGATTTTGGCGGAGCAAAAACCGCAACTGCTGGAACTTTCACAGTTCAGTTCCCAGCATTTACAACTAGCGCTGCAATTATAAGAATTGGTAACGCGTAAATTTTAAGGAGAGCCAAGTGGCAGATATTATATTTTACATATCACCACTTGGTGCTCATAGCATGTTAGGTAACTAACATGGCTGATCAAACAGTAATCGTAACATCACCTGGTATAACTCCTTGGGGAATAGGTTATTATGGTGTTGGTGATTTTTCTCAAGATAGTTTAAGCTTAGTAAACATTCAAGGAAGTGTAACAACAGATGTTCAACCTGATGCAGGTTGGGGTGTTGCTGGATGGGGTGTAGTTCCTTGGGGTGAAGAACCAGATGTTGCTGTTAATGCTATAGGAACAAGATTAAATACTTTTGTACATCCTGTTGATACGAATGCAGATGGTAATGAATCTGTAAACGTAGATGAAGATGATGATATAATTATTTATTTAAATAGTGTTACTACTTCTGCTAATGCTAATGTATTAGTTCAAGGTTCTCAGATTAATTTAACTATAAATTCTGTTACAACAGCAGCTAATGCAAGTGTAAATGTAACAGGTTCTCAGATTAATTTAACTATAAATTCTGTTACAACAGCAGCTAATGCTAATGTATCAGTTCAAGGTTCTCGATCTAATATTACACTTAACGCAGTAACTGAGCAAATAACAGCAGGACCTGCAGTATCAGGTACACAAATAAATATTTCACAACCTACTGTTACTACTTCAGCAAATGCCAATGTTTCTGTAACTGGGTCTCGTATAAATCTTACTGCTGGAAGTGTAACAGTTTCTGCAGATGGTAATATTGTTGTCGTAGTAAATGAACATAGACTTAATATTTTTATAGGTAACGAAACTACAACAGCTAATGCTACAGTAAATGTTACTGGTTCACGAATTAATTTAACACCTGGTCAAGTTACTTATGGTGCTGGATATAATGTTACTGGATCTCAATTAAACTTAAGAATTGGTCAAGTTACTACTACAGGCAATGCAAATGTGAATCTTACTGGTATTAGATTGAATTTAACAACAGGATCTGTTAATATTACAGCCTGGGCAGAAGTACAAACAGGAGCTAATAATACTTGGACTCCGGTTGACTTAGCCGCTTAAATGATTTATTTATAAATTTTATAGGAGCTTAAATGGCATCAACTTATTCTACAGACCTCAAACTCGAGTTAATGGTTACTGGCGAAAATGCTGGTACTTGGGGGGATAAAACCAATACAAATTTAAATTTACTACAGCAAGCAATCGCTGGTTATCAAGAAATAAACATTGCAGGTGGAGCTCAAACAACAGCTCTAACTATGGACAATGCTGCAATTTCTAATGCAAGAAATGCAGTTATAAAATTAATAGGCACTATTACTGGAAATCAAGTTGTTACAGTTCCAAATGGTATTGAAAAAACTTACATCATTCAAAATGGTACAACAGGTGTATTTACTGTTGAATTTAAAACAGCGAGTGGAACAGGAATTACATTTGCAACAACAGATAAAGGCACAAGAATAGTTTTTGTTAATGGAACAAATGTAATCGATACTGGTGTAGTAACAACTGATTCCACGCAAACTTTAACTAATAAAACTTTAACTTCACCGACTTTAACTTCACCTATTATCAATGAAATTGATGATGCAAATGGTAATGAACAAATTATATTTTCTGCTACAGCATCTGCTGTAAATGAATTTACAATAACAAATGCAGCTACAGGTAATAGACCTAATATATCAGTAACAGGTGGCGACACTAACATTGGATTAAGCATCAGTACAAAAGGAACTGGATTAGTATTATTTAATGACGGTGCTTATAATGCAGAAGCAACATTAACGGATCAAGCAACTATTACTTGGGATGTTTCAACATCTCCTGTTGCCAAAGTAACTTTAACAGCAAGCAGAACTTTAGCTGCACCAACTAATGGAGCTGCTGGACAATTTATATCTATTGCTATAATTCAAGGTGGTTCTGGAAGTTATACTATAACTTGGAACTCAGCTTATGAATTTACAGCAGATACGGCTCCAACATTAACAACAACTGTAGGAAAAGCAGATCTATTTGTATTTAGATATAATGGAACTGTATGGTATGAAGTTGGAAGAAACCTTAACTTAAGCACATCATAATATGTACGCACTTATTCAAAATAACAAAATAGTAAAAGTATTTACAAATCCAGAAGGATTTACTTTAAATGGTAATCAATATTCTTCTCAGGTATTTACACTTTGGTCTAATGAAGAAAAACAAGCAATAGGTATCTATGAAATTGAAACAGATTATTCTAATTTTAAAGATGAAGCTTATTATATTAATACAAATGAAATATTTGCATTCTCAAATGGTAAAGCAACTAG